ACTATTTCAACAAGCTGGTCAAGGACATGAGCAAGCAAGTGATTCGCGAAATCAACACGGGGTCGTGGCGGTCAACGGATGACCACTTGAGCATTGTCAACATCACAAATGTGCACAAAATGATTAAGTCGTCCACAATTGAAAACGGGCTCAAGCGTGCGCTGTCCACTGGTGATTTCGGCATAAAGAATGTCAGCACAGCGAAAGTGGGTGTGGCGCAGGTGCTAAACCGCCTGACTTACATCTCCAGTTTGAGCCATTTGCGGCGCATCAACACGCCGATTGACAAGAGTGGCAAGCTGATTCCGCCGCGCAAGCTGCACAACACAACGTGGGGATTTCTGTGTCCGGCCGAGACGCCAGAGGGTGGCAGCGTGGGTGTGGTGAAAAACATCAGCTACATGACGCACATCACCACCATCACCAATTCGGACAACATTCGTGATCAAATTCGGTTATTCATTGTGTCGCTGGATGTCGCCACGCATGCTGATATGCATTCCAACGTCAAAGTGTTTGTGAACGGTGCCTGGATAGGCATAACCACGGATGCAGAACGGCTGTACACGGCATTCAAGGACAAAAAAACGCGCGGAATCATCAACATTTACACATCGGTGGTGTTCAATTACAAGAACAAAGAAATACGCATTTGCACGGATGCGGGGCGGATCACGCGTCCCGTGCTGCGCGTGAATGGGCAAACCGGTGGTCTCTACATCACCCGTGAAATCATTCAGCGGCTCAGAAACAAGGAATTGGGGTGGGACGATTTGCTGACCGATTTTCGGATTGACAATGCCGTGATTGAATACATTGACCCCGAGGAGCAGAATTTCAGCATGATTGCCATGAAACCGTCGGACCTGCATTTGCCTCGCGATGATGCGTTCAAATACAAATACACGCACTGCGAGATTCATCCCAGCATGATATTCGGCGTGATTGCGTCCTGCATTCCGTTCCCGGAGCACAACCAGTCGCCGAGAAACACGTACCAGTCGGCGATGGCCAAGCAAGCGATGGGCATGTATGTCACCAATTTTGACAAGCGCATGGACAAGACGGCGTATGTGATGACGTATCCGGCGCGTCCGCTGGTGGACACGCGCGTCATGGGCATGCTCAAGCTGGACAAGATTCCATCCGGCGGACCCGTCATTGTGGCCATCATGACGCACACGGGCTACAACCAGGAGGACAGCGTGCTGATGAACCAGGGCTCCATTGACCGCGGCCTGTTTCAGACGGTGATTTACCACACCGAGAAGGACGAGGACAAGAAGATCAACGGGGACGAAGAGGTGCGCTGCAAGCCCGACCCCGCCAAAACCAAAGGCATGAAATTCGGAAACTATGAAAAAGTGAATGCCAAGGGGGTCATGCCGGAAAACACGCTGGTGGAGAACCGCGACATCATCATTGCAAAGGTGGTCCCCATTAATCGCAACGACCCCACGAAAGTGTTGAAATTTGAGGACCAGAGTCGCGCGTATCGCACACAAGAGGAGTCATACATTGACCGCAACTTCTTGGAGCGGAACGGGGAGGGCTACTGCATTTGCAAAGTGAAAGTGCGCACGCTGCGCAAGCCGGTCATCGGGGACAAGTTCAGCTCGCGACATGGGCAGAAAGGCACGCTGGGCAACATCATTCCGGAACGCGACATGCCGTTCACGGCACAGGGGCTGCGCCCGGACATCATCATCAACCCGCACGCCATTCCGTCACGCATGACGATCGGGCAGCTGAAAGAGACGCTGCTCGGCATGGTTTTAGTGGAGCTGGGCCTATTCGGCGACGGCACCTCGTTTGGCGAGCTAGACATTGAAACCATACGAAAAGAGCTGTTGGGATTGGGATACGAGTGCAACGGCAACCAGCTCATGTACAACGGACTGACGGGGGAGCAGATTGAGACCAGCGTGTTCATCGGGCCTGCATTTTACCAGCGATTGAAGCACATGGTGAACGACAAGCAGCACAGCCGGTCCATTGGACCGATGGTGAATTTGACGCGGCAGCCGGCGGAGGGACGCAGCCGAGATGGCGGGCACCGGTTTGGCGAAATGGAGCGCGACAGCATGGTGGCGCACGGGGCGTGCCGATTCACGCGCGGGCGCATGTACGATTCGTCGGACAAGTACCAGGTGTACGTGTGCAAGTGTTGCGGCATGATTGCAGCGGTGAATGACAAGATGGGCATACACTGCTGCCACATGTGCGAGAACCGCACCGAGTTCGCGTATGTGGAAATTCCGTACGCGTGCAAGCTGCTGTTTCAAGAGCTGCAAACCATGAACATTGCCCCACGCATCGTGACCGAATGAGGAAGAGGAGGAGGAAGAGGAAAAGAAGGGGGTGATGGGATTGTAATGATTTAGAATGAAGACAAAAACATTTATTTTTATTTTTAATATATCAATGAAATATATTATATATCCCAATTATAAACACAATCAACATCTAACCGAACCGAATGTCGTACACGTCAATTGGTTATTCATCCGGCATGTCCGGGGTGAGCAAGAATCCGAACTCATTTGTGTCTCCTAACAGCCAGCCCAGCAATTTGGGTGGTGGCTACAACGGGTACTCCCCTGCGCTGCTGGGTGGCGGCGCGGGCACGCACGGCGGCAGCGGCATGGAGGGTGGCAATGAACGCAGCATGGATCGTCTTTTATTAAGGCAGGCATGGAACGGGCAATATGCTTCTGGTGACGTGAACGGTCGCAAACCCGTGTGCACTCCGTTTCGTAGAGTGAACAACGCGGGTGATTATTTAGGGCGCAAGAACTACGTATCTGGCGGTTCGGACCAAGTGCAGGGCGTGGTGCGCAGCTCCTCCGTGGGCGCGTGGAAGATGTTTGCTGGACACGTGCAGGCAACGAATGATGGCACGGGCATTCCATCGTCCACGTGCAATGTGAAATACGTGTATGATGGTTCGGATTACACCACATTTAAGAAGAATCAAGCCATAAATCGCACCTACAACGATTATTCATTCGGAGGAGATGCAAGCAGTGCATCTCAAAGCGCATGGCGTCGTGTGCGCCGATATTAAATCAGGCGGGTGAGTCAATCAATGTGAAATTCATATAATAATTTATTATATAAATACAAGACAAATACAAGACAAATACAAGACAAACACAAGACACGCAATGGTGAAATTGATTTATTATCCAACATTGAGACCCCAGTTCAATGGCCCCGCCGACCAGGGCATTCTGATTAAGCAAGCCGACAACAATGCGGTGCTGTCCAGCCCGTCGGCCATGCCCGCCAAGTTTTACCCCAGCGACGGCGGCAACGATTTTGCAATGGGACGGTCGGTGTATTTGCGCACTTTAGGCGGCGCGAATTACGCCAGCCCCGCAAACAGCGCCTATTGCCAGGGCGGTTTCAAAAAATGGGCCAGCCAGAACCACGACACCGAACTCTACATTGAGAGAAAACGCAACAACGCAATCGGGCAGTCCTCCATTAACGCCAACGGCGTGCCCTTGTCGTTTAGGAGCAACGACAACACAATTCGCAACACGCGACTGCAGCGGTGCCGCGCGGGTGGTTGCACTGCCCCCCGCAAAAAGGGCGCGTTGAACAGCGGGTTCCAGTCGGGCGGCGGATCCGTGCTGACGACCACCGGCGGAAATCGCCAAATCGTGGTGGGATCCACCATCGTTCCCGCGTATCAATGAACCAATGAACGCCTAATTAACCCTTGCATTATTTATTTTTTTTTGTAGTATTATATCATAACATACTATAAATGACAAGTGTTGCAGCAGGAGGCAGAAAACGCAGCCGAAAATACAGGAACAGAAGAGGTTCTCGCAGTAAGGGCAAGCGCAGCAGAAGGAATTCTCGTAGTAAGAGCAAGCGCAGCAGAAGGAATTCTCGTAGCAAGACAGGGAGTGGGATCAATATCAATGATTATGGCATCCCTAATCAGACCGTTGCGGAAGCACTTGAAATATATCCAAACGATCAAAAGAAGGCGTTGATTTGGATTTTTGAAAATAATTCTGATATTCTTGAAAAATTGTCTGATTCCACTAAAACCCATATTCTGAAAGACATCATGTCAAAAAACTAAGCACTAGGGGCTACGTGAAAATGGCCCCACATTAATGAACCCCCAATCAAATTTTGCATTATTTTATTTTTTTTTGTAGTATTATATCATAACATACTATAAATGATAAGTGTTGCACCAAGCACAGAGGCAAGTGTTTCAAGCACAGGCGCAAATGTTTCAAGCACAGGCGCAAGTGTTTCAAGCACAGATGCAAGTGTTTCAAGCACAGGCGCAAATGTTACACCAAGCACAGAGGCACCAAGCACAGAGGCACCAAGCACAGAGGCACCAAGCACAGAGGCAAGTGTTTCAAGCACAGATGCAAGTGTTTCAAGCACAGGCGCAAATGTTTCAAGCACAGAGGCACCAAGCACAGGCGCAAGTGTTGCAAGCACAGAGGCACCAAGCACAGAGGCAAGTGTTACAAGCACAGAGGCACCTGCAGTTATTACAGTTGATACATCCACCGCTGGATTTTGCCAATTGGCTAAAATGAGTATTGAAAAGAAGGATATAGCTAAATTAAGGCAATCTCCTAGCGATGACATCAAGAATGCTGCACTCCTTCTCGGCAAAACCACAGACGAGATCATTAATATGTATCTTAAATGTGCACAAAATCAACCAAGTGCCCTGGCCGCAACTGCTGACGCACCTACAGATCAATCATCAGCTGACGCAACTGCTGACGCAACTGCTGACGCACCTGCTGACGCAACTGCTGACGCAAATAACAAAGGAGGCAGAAAACGCAGCCGAAAACACAGGAACAGAAGAGGTTCTCACAGTAAGAGCAAGCGCAGCAGAAGGAATTCTCGCAGTAAGAGCAAGCGCAGCAGAAGGAATTCTCGTAGCAAGAGCAAGAAGGGGGGCGGGCGCAAGGTTAAGAAACCTGAACCTGAAGATTATGGTCAGGAAATGTATACGTTCAAAAACGACAAGCCAGATCAAGATGACCCAGGATACATCGTGAATAAACTTACTCAGAATCTTACTCAGAAATTGAGATGGGGTGGACAATGAAATAATTGCGCGCATTTTCATATATTTAATTTAAAAATTGAATTAAATATATCTACATCATTTAACATTAAACAACATTACTGTCATGTCTACTGCTGCTGCTGCTTCGGCCGCCATCTTGTCTGGAAATGCCAGTGGAACAATTACCGCCATTTACAAATCGCGCACCAATTTGCTGAGCATGTTGAAAACGCAAGGCTACGATGTGGGGCAATATGATAATTTCGGAATGAACGAAGTGCATGCCATGAACACCAACAAGCAGCTGGACATGCTGGTGGTGAATGAATCGGGACAAAAGGCGTACATCAAATACCATTTGGGAAAACCATTGCGCCGTGACAACATCACCGAATACGTGGATGATTTGTATCATTTAGAAAATACGTTGTCCAAGCCCGACTCTCTCATCATTGTGATGAAATCCGAAATGAACGACACCAACATTGCAGTGTTGAATCAAATATGGGAACAAGACGGCATTCACATTGTGATATTCAGCCTGGACCGGCTGCAATTCAACATACTGGAGCACGCATATGTGCCCAAACACGTCATCATGACGGAACAGGAGACTCAGGAGATGATGACCAGGTACAACATTGCAGCTCCGGAGAAGCTGCCAAACATTTCACGATACGACCCGGTTGCAATGGCGATCGGCATGCGTCCGGGGCAAGTGTGCCGCATTGAGCGATTCAGCAAAACCGCGGTCAGCACTCCGTATTATCGGGTTTGCACCACCAAATAGAGGAGGGTGGAGGGAGGCAGGGGGATAAAATGCCACAATAAAATATGTTGATATTTATATATTTGCATTTTTTTGGTTTAGCATGACGACCGACAATGCGACCGCCAATGAGTTGAAAGACATAAAAATACAGTTTTATGCAATTGTGGAGAATTATCCAGCGATATATGCAAATTACAAAGCAAACCCCAATCTGCCGAGTGCAATGACTGATCACGACAAGCTGGAATCAAAACTGACATCGCTTTATCGTCGCATGTTCGCATTTCAAGCGGCCGTTGAAAAAGAGTTGGAACACCACGAAAATGCGCTGAATCAATTGACCGATGCCAATTTGAAATTAAATGCAACATTGGCAAAAACAACTGCGTCAATGCAGGGCAAAAATGCGATGATTGTGCAAAACGACACCCTTAAAAATTCTGTCACGGTGTCAGGATTGGGGGATGACTTGCCCGTTCAAATCTCCATCGTGGAAGAAGCCAAATCCATTGAAAAAACGGCATACATGTATAGCATTGCTCGCATCGTTTATTTATTAGTGGGAATTGCAATCGTGTCTTATTTCATTTTGAAAACGGTTGCCGGTCCGGATTCCACCATTTTGTCCGACGCAAAAATGAAAGCGGATCAGCTGAGGAACACCATGGCCCAACAACCACAACAACAACAACAACCACAACAACAACCACAATAACCCAAAAATCAAATAATTTTGAAATATAATAATTGTGAAATATAATAACATAATAAGATCAAATGTCGGCCAAAAACAAAGATTTGGACATAGTTCGCAATTTCAAAACCAACAGCGACACATCAAATGCGCAGGAAGAATACACCTCGCAAATACTCCGTTCTCACATGTATGAATTCATTTTTTTGTTAATAATTGCAATAATTGTTCTGGTGATCACAATATCAAACATGACTTCTGACACAACGACAACTGCTGGTCAAGTGTTTTGCTGGATCATTTTGATTTGGGTTGTGATTATGATTGTTGTTTACATTGCACATTGGATTGATTCAATGAGGTTGCCGTCCGTGGCCGGGTCCGGGTCCGGGTCTGGGTCTGGTTCTGGGCCAGTCATTCGCATTCATTATGTTTGAGTGAGTGAAATCAAAATATAATATAATGATAATATTAATGATTATATTAGAAACAATTGCAGATAGTTTGAATGCAATCAATGCAACCAACGCAACCAACGCAACCAACGAAACCAACGCAACCAATGCAACCAATGCAACCAACGCAACCAACGAAACCAACGAAACCAACTCAACCAGATTTAGTGAAAAATGTCGCAATATTGAATCACCTCATCGCCAAATACAATCAGCTCTACAAAACGTATTTGCAGCAAGTGGCAGCTGAAGCGAACAAAAAAACCCAACGCAAATATCCGTACAACATCATCAACCCGAACGAATTCAAAAACAATTTGACCCCGGCTTACCCGTTTCCGTCCAATGGAACGGAGGACGCGTGTTTCAAGTCGTGCGTGGACAACGACTCTTGCGTGTATGCATTGTACTCCAAATCCGGGTGCGGCATTGACTGCAACCCAAACAAGTGCTTGCTCTACGGTGCCAATGCGGATGGAGTCGCTCCCGTGAAAGAGCTGCCATCAGAATTGTCCGCCGCGTGTCCGGTGTCGGGCGACTCTGCGGGAACCGACGCGTGGTGCAAGACGTTCAATCACCCCGTCACGAATGCAATCATTCCGGCGCTCGTGCTGAGATTAGGTAATACTGATTGGCGCAGCCTGGCAATGCAAATGCCAAAAGCAACCGTGAATGCAGCTGACGCGCCCATGACGGTGGACCTAACCACAAACGTGCAAACATGGGGACCCGACTCTCAATTTTCGGATGTGAATTATGCCCCCACCAATGAGATCTCGTTGCAGTTCCGGTTCTTTGCAGAGTATTGGCTGAATGCGTATGGCATAACGTCGGGAAGTGCGCCCATTGTGACAGCACAAGGAATAATTGGCACATTTACATTTGCAAAACTGACGAAACCGGGATCCGATGGCACCACGTCTTACAAAGGAACCCTTGCCGACAAAGACATGCTTTGGAACAGCGCGGAACCGTCCAGCGGGGGGGCCGCGGCCGGACTAAAAACCGCTGCCATGTTGGCAACAACAACATCCGAATCCGCCAAATTCAATTACAATTATTCCGCATTTGAAAAGCCGGCATGGAGAATTGAGCAAAACGTGAACGCGATGAGCACTCAACTGCCGCCTCAATTGGCAAGAATGTCAATTCCGAGTTGGCAGTTCCTGGGCATGCAGGATTCGGCCGAAGCGTGCCAAAGCGCTGCAACCGATGATCCCGATCACGTCTACTCCGTGGCCACCTACTACAATGCTTCCTATGATAACCCCAAAAATGGAAACAACGCGTTTGCGCGGATGTGTTACGGGCATGTTGCGGGAGCCCCGAGCTCCACAGCTTCCTCCGCAAAGGAAGACAACGTGCAGACCATGACGCCCCCGCACGGCTTAACCAAACTGGGGGGGGAAGATGGGATCGCCATTTTGAAAAAAATGTATCAATTGAACAAACAAATCGTGGCATTGACGGACGAGCTAAAAATTTCCGGCGCATCCGCGAATGTCCAATCTGTGAAAGAATCTTTCACGCAGCGGTCGGACAGTGACGACGCGACCATTGCAGCCTTGTCCCGACAATTTAAGACAGACGAAGCCAACTTAAATGCAGCAATTCAATCCCACGATCAATTGACAGTTGATGAAAAAAATGCGAAGCAGTTATTGTTGCAATCGCGCATTAAATTTGGGGTGGCGTTGGTCATTGGATTGGTGTTGGCTTTTTTTGCATTCCGGGTTTTGACGGCGGATGAATTGCCATCCACTATTAAAACCGAGATTGGCATGAATGGCGCAAATTCCGGTTCCAGTTCCGGTTCCGGTTCCAGTTCCAGTTCCGGTTCCGGTTCCGGTTCCAATTTAGACATGGATTCAACCTATTGAATAAGTTCGTGTCATGCAAATTATAAACAAAATGCAAATATAAATAATATAGTTGTATTTTAATAGTTAAACAACGCCATGAATAACGGTCAATTGGTTGCAAACGCCGAATCAGTTCCAGAATGCACGAGCGAAGTTAACGCATTGGACAAATCCGATAACTGTCTCAACCGAATGATTAGCCGGCACACGACGTATCACCGAATGCTAATGGACGACCTCATGAAATTGACAACGGAATCGGGGTCCCAAACAAGCGTGGACCAAAATTCCAACTGTTCATATTGGGCCAATTCGGGAGAATGTAAAAAAAATCCCAAATACATGTTGAATTCGTGTGCCGCTTCATGCAATGCAGTTAAAAAAATGAACATTGTGGCCGGTTTGGGAACCACCGTTCAAAATTTGGATGCATCCAATGACCAATTGATTCAAATGGCCGGACAATATGTGGATCAAGGCAAACAACGCGCAATCACTGCCACAAACTTAAACGCATACATGAAGGAAACGGGGTTGAAACTCCGAACTGATATAAAATCGTATGACGAAATTAGCAAAAAAGAAGGATTCTCCAATCCAACCATGGACGCTGCATTGGAAATCAGTGAAATCATGAGCGAAAGTCAAAAGTATGCGCTGGTCATTTTTGGCGCATTTGCGCTGGTTTTATTGTATAAAACGATTAAACATTTGTAACTAGGCAGGCTGTTGGAAAATAAAGACTATAATTATATATTATAATTTTTATATTACCATGTAATATAACGTAATAAAAATAAAACGCGATAAAAATGAAAGTTACGCGAAAATTGGGGCGGAGTGGTAGAATATTGAGAAAAAATAAAAGGGGGTCCACACAAAGGGGGAGGGGGAAACGGGGTCAAACACGTGGGCGAACAATCACGCATAAACGTGGAACTAGGTTTCATCGTGGAGGCATAACCAATGTGCCTACACCTAACCCTGTGCCTATACCTAACCCTTTTGGTGTCACATGGGTCACAGAAATTGCTGAAAATGTTAAATTGGGAATTTCTAAGGCAACATCAACCGTGACACTTTTTTACAAAAAAAATGGAACAGTTGTGTTTAAAACACCGAGTGACCAGTTCACCGTAAAGTTAAAAGTATACAATAGTCCAAAAGTTACAGGCACACACCCACTAAGTTCACCGCCATCATTTGAAGTGCAATTTGTAAGGCAAACACCGTCGAATGGGAAAAATGTTGTCTTTTATATTACAGACTTGAGAGTTTTCACAGATGAAGCGTTATTAAAACAATTAGTGTCATTAAGTGCAAATGAGAAGTACGATTTTTCTTTCCCTGATAACAACATGGAGGTATTTAAACAAATTCAATCGTGCGTTAAAGCCAAACTACTAGAAGTGTATAAAAAGCTTAATGTTTTATTGGGCAACTGTCGAAATTTATCAGTATCAACAACAAAAATAAAGTGTAGTCCGTCGCCATCATCAGCACCAGCACAAACATCAGTGCCAACGCCATCATCAACGCCATCATCAACACCAATACCAACATCAGTGCCAACGCCAATATCAACACCAACGCCAATATCAACACCAGCACAAACATCAGTGCCAACGCCAATATCAACAACCCCACAGCCACCAACAATGGATCTTGAGAAATTTCTAGATAGCATGTTTATCATACCCCAAAATACAAACCCTCATGAATCCCAAAAAACCATAGAAAACATACAACGCAATGTGAATAGATTGCTGACTTTGTCAACAGCCATAATTGGTTATTTAAGTGCGAATACAATTAGTGAAAATCTGGCACTGGCTCTATCCGAATTTATTTCTATATACAATAGAATTATACATGATGCTACTACGAATGCTGATAATAATGAATTTTATGTTCAGCCCTTCAACTTTGGATCGAATTAAGTTATTGTATTGTTATTATATATTGACAATATATATTATCAATCTGCATTATCATTCCACATTGTCATTCAAATGTCAAATCAAAATAACTCAATGGACACATTAAGCGCATCTCAGCAACAGTTGTTGACAAGCGTGCAACAATTGCAGGATGCGCAAAAAGATTTGATGAATAGGTATACTGGAGCAACCGAATTCAGCGAGCGCACAAAATTTATAAACGAAATGGATAAAAATGAAACGCTGAGGTCAAATTTGCTCTCATCGTCAGGAGCTGTTGCGCTGGTTCAAGGTCATGCAATTGACACAAAACAGGATGCGGCCGCAGACTTAACCGCCATGACGTTGCTCATGGAAGCGGAATTGAAGTCGGCCCGCGACCAACTGGAGGAAATTCAAACGATCCGAAACGGAAAAGAGCGCATGATTCAACTCAACACGTATTATGGCAAACGCTTCATGGCTCAAGCGGGGGTCATGAAAATTTTCATTTACATGTGCATTCCGATCCTGATTTTGGCGGTTTTAGCAAACAGGGGATTTTTGCCCAATTACATTGCCGGATTTGCAATCATCGCGTCCATCGTGGTTGGCATTGTCTACATTTACGGTGCCGTGCACGACATCAACCGTCGCGACAAAATGAATTTTGACGAATACACCTGGGAGTTTGACCCGTCGCGCGTGGGGGCCGTAATCAATCCGAAACAACATCATCACAAAAAGAAGGATTCGGCAGGAGAAAAATGCCCGAATGTGTGCGATGTGCAGGGAGATAACTCAGCCGTAAAAGGCACTTCTCATGCGTTGGGCAAGACCGGTGCAACGTCAATAGCAAACGCTGCTGCACCCGCAACCGGGTTGTTGGGCGACTTGTCAAAACCCACCGCCATTACCGCAGCACCTGCGCTAGCAGCAACTTACTATGGCCCTACATCAAAAATTTGGAACGACTCTGATTGCAACGTTTTAAAAAATATTAACGCTAATTTAAATAACTGCAAAACAGAGTGTGATACTACCCCTGGATGTACATCATTTAATTATAGTGACAAAGAACAAACGTGTGTTTTAAGAGCATGCGCGGTCGGAACTGAACCAACGTGGGACTATCCACCTTACCAAGGTTATTCAAAATATAAAACAAGTAGCGCCAACACCAGCAGCACCAACTGATGTGCCAACACCAACATGGGGTTGCACAGAATGTTCGTATCCTGGTACGTTTGCATGCACAATGTTGCCAGAAAGTAATCCATTAAAGGGTGGCGGAACGAAGCGGTTGATGCCGTAAACCCTTCTTATAGTGAGAACGGTAACAATTATTGGTGGCGCCAAGGAGGAGGATGTTAGCACGTGTGTTATTTCCTCACTTATGACTAATTCGTTTATAATGAATGCAATTATGTTGAGCAACACAATTGCATTTTATTAGAACGGCAAGTACTGCATCACGTTGTTGTCGTATGCGGTTACTTTGAACGCGTCATTATAGCCCTCAACGTACACAGTGTCGCCGTTGTATACGTTGTCGCACCCGTATTCATTCGTGCAGCTGCGCCCCTTCACCGAAATGGGCAGCTTAATGAAGTTGCTCTTTTCGCTGATG